AACGTTTCCAAACACCTTTGCGGCGGCTTGGTCATTTCCTTCAAAGTTTGTTTTTAAAATTTCAAGGGTCGCAAGAAGTCCGTCTTCTTTCAAAGATTGACGAAGTCCCGCCGACGACAATCCCATTCCGGCAAGTGCGTCTTCAGCGTCTTTCGTTGGTTTCAATAAACCATTAAGGATTCCACGCAATTGTGTTGATGCAACCGCGGCGTTCGTACCCGTTCGGGACATTGCCGCAAATGCCGCACCCACTTCATTGAATGAAACACCCATGTTTGAAGCAATTGGCAAAACCGAACCCATTGCGCCGGCAAGTTCACTTGATTCAAGTTTACCTTCACGAACCGCGGCAACCAAAACGTCGGTTGCGCCGGACGCGCTTAACGTGTCCGAACCATAGGCATTCATGGCGGACGTTGCAAGGTCGGCAACAGTTGCGGTGTCACCAAGTCCAACCGCGGCGGCTTGCAAAGATGCGTTCAAAACGTTCATTGCTTGTTCACCTTCCAAACCGGCGGACGTAATAAAAAACAATGCGTCGGCGGCTTCACTTGCTGAACGCCCGGTGTCGGTTGCCATTTGTTTGGCGGTGTCCCCCATTTTGGCAACTTCTTCACCCGCTATTCCAACAAGGGATTCAATCTTTGTCATTGACTTGTCAAAGTCAACCGCAAGTTTGACCGATGCACCCCCAACCAATGTCAACGGCATTGTCAAATTCCTTGAAATCTTTGACCCGATAGCTTGCGCCTTTGAACCAAAATTTTTCAAACGTGCGCTTGTTTTATTAAGTGCTGAATTCAGTTGCGACGCGTCGCCCGTCAATACTACTTTAAGGGTGTTTGCCATGGATAAGTTTTCAACAAAAATACAAAATAAAAAAAGGACATTATTGCCCTTTTTGTTTCTTCAGTTTTTCAACCCGTTTCAAAAATTCCATTGCTTGTTTCGGGTTTGACTTAGGTTTGCCACGTTCCAAATAAACGTCTTGCGGCAACGGAAAAAGTTTGTCAGGCGTAATCATTTGCGCCCGTTTATTGCAATTGGTATTGAACAACATTGTTGAAATGTATCGCGTTCGTTCCCATTCCAAATTTTGTTTGATGTTGTGCGCTTCACCAAGCAATTGATTTTCTGACCATGTATATTGCCAAAACTCATTTGGCGAAATCCCGACTTGCCCAATATAATAGTCAAGCAAATGATTCCATGTAAGCCGGGTTTTTACTTTCCCGCCTTAGTCGATTTTGTGACGTTGCGTTTTATACCGGCGTTCAAATCATTTCCAAGGATTTTTGATTCGGTCATTGCTTCAACAATTTTTTCAAGTTCGGTTGCGTCAAGGTCTTCAAGCCATGCGCCAACGGTATAAATTGTGAAATCAATTTCGTTTCCTTGTTCTTGTTCATTTGCCAACAATGCGGAATAAACAAGGGCGCGAATCGCTGAAATTGATACGCCCCCGTTAAAAACATTTCCGATTTGTTCAATAGGCAAATCCATTTCGTCGGTGAAATTTGCCCAAAAATTCATGCTAAAATGTAACGTGCGATTTTTCCCACCAAGTTTGACGGTGTAAAATCCCCTTTTTCTGTTTGCCATTATGTACCCCTTTTTACGTTATTTTATTAATTCGTTGACTTAGTGATTGCACCGGTCAAAGTAAGTGAACCCGAATATGAAACGGGACTTTCCATTTCTGCGCTAATTTCAACACTTGATAAAAACGCGTCGGCGGAATAAACCGCGTCGCCCGTTTCTTCAGTTCCAAATGAAACGTCAAGTTTTGTGCGCGCCAATAAGAAATCCGCAAGGTCAATCGCGTTCTTTGGTGTTGGTGAACCGCTTTCGTCATAAACAACCAAACCGTCAAATGAAATTTCCCCGGAAATTACACCGGCAATCACTTCTTGAAATCCCGCCGAATCTTTTGTTGTAGCTTCCGGCAAATCGTTTGAAAGTGAAATTGAACATGAAGTTGTGTGACCAACTTTTGCAAGTGTACCGCCGTTTGTGTCAAGTTTCACAATAAGGTCAGTTCCGTTGAAAACTCCTGATGTTGCCATGGTTTTATGATATTAAATTTTATACAAATATACGTTTTTTTAATTTGTCAAATTTCATTCCAATTGATGTCAATTTGATTCCAAATTCCTTGTGCGGCGTTCCAAACTTCACCGTCGGTTTCGTCAATGATTGAAAACAATCCGGTGATTGAAATTTCAATGTCAAAGGTTGTTGCAACTTCACTATCCGCAACTTGTTCAACGCTTGTCAAAAATCCTTCGCCTTGGAAAACCAAACCGTCCGCCCCGGTCGCTTGTGTGAAAAAGAATTCAGCACGTTGGCGCGTCAATACCATGTCCGCAAGTTCTTCAAAGTTTACCGCGTCGTCATAGTTTACCAAACCCGACGCCGAAACACTTCCGGAACGAACGCCCGCAAGGACTTCTTGATATCCCGCTGAATCTTTGCTTGTGCTTGTTGGCAGATCAACGTTCAAAGATACCGCCGTTTCGGTTGTGTGACCGATTGCAACGTCATCTTTGTACAACAAAAAAGTTGTGCCGTTTATGATACCCACTTTACAAAGTTTTTTTCAAGGCGTCAACAAACGCGTTTTTCCCGAATTCAAGTTGTTCTAAATTGAATTTTGAATTTACGATTTTACGGTCTAAATCCGCAATGTGATTGACAAGTGCCTTTTGTTCGTCTTTTAAGTCTTCAAAAAAGTATTCATTGCCGTCAATTTCAATGGGTGTCTTTTTTTCTTTTCCCATGATTTTAGAATTTAAAAATTAGTATTAAGATATTTGCAAGTCAACGTGTGTTGGGTTTGCAATGCTTTCAAGTTGCGAATCAAGTCCGGCTTTCAATGAATCAACGTCAAGGATTGATTCAAGCCAACCTTCAATATCCGATTGCGTAAGTGAATCAAATGAAATGAATGATTCGGCTTCAGGCGCTTCAAGTCCGCATGAACCGTAAACGTCAACAACGTTTTCGTTTTCGTCGGTTGCTTGCAAACGCCAATGTACATTTTCAATGACGTTTTGCATGCCGTCACTTTCGATTTTTGCGTTTAGGTTTCCAATAACCCAATTATAAGTATTTGCCATTTTTTATGAATTTATTTGTGATTTTAAAGTTTCGATTTCCGCTTTCAATTCTTGAATTGCTTTTATTAAAAATGGTGCGAAATCTGAATAGTTAATTCCTTCGGGTTGCGGTTCGTCAAAACCTTCAACTTCTTTTTTGAATACTACTTCAGGAATTATCTCAATAACTTCTTCAGCAATTAAACCCGTTGTTTCTTGTTCGGTTTCAATGTCTTTGTATCTGACCGCACGCAATGAATTCACTTTGTCAAGTGTGTTTTCCAAATCAACAATTTCGGTTTTGTATCTTTCGGACGAAGTGTTGTAAAATAGTTCTTTGGAAGTCGTGTCATATCTAACGTCCGATTGTGTTGCTGAACTTCCAAGCAAATTGTAAAAGTGTATGCGTCCCGCGCTTGTAATGCGCATTTGTTCGTTTTCTCCCGAAGTTAAGAAAGTCATCACACCGTCGGCTTGTAAGTTTAATGTTGAACTTGAATAATCAAATCCAAGTCTTCCTCTTTCAGCACCTGAACGGTAAAATCCAAAAGCATAATTTCCTGAAGTTGTATCTCTGTCTATATAAACATTTCCGTCTTTTATTGCAAGTTTACCCGCAGGACTCGACGTACCTATGCCGACGTTCCCGCTTGAATCTATGCGCATACTTTCTGAATTTTGCACCTCAAATTTCATTCCGCTATCTGTACCCGCGGAAGTTGATTTGATTCCCCATTGTCTTGATGCGTCATTAAATGCGTCAATGCCTTCACTTGCGCCCAAACCAACAATTTTCATTTCGCCGTTGATTTCTAAAATGTGTGATGTTGGGGTTCTTCCGATTCCAACGTTGCCCGTATTTCTTTTAATCGTTAAAACGTTACCATTGTAAGCACCGGCGTCGGTATATTTTGCAATTGTTAAATCTGAACCAACATTTGAACCCGTTTCCGATGTCCCCGTTGCATATAAATTCCACCTTGTACTGTTTTCAGTTGCAAATCTTAAATTTCTATTGTCACCATTATTTCCGTCAATAGTGATGTGGTCTAAAGAGTTTGACTCGTAAACGTGTAGTTTTGTTGAAGGGTTAG